CATCATGCCCGACCGTCATCCACGGGCGCACGGCCCTGGCCGAACGCTTGTTCGCGCGGCGCGCCGAAGGATTCGCATCGGGCATGCTGAATCCATGACAAACGCCGCCCAAACCTGCCAGCACGAGTGGGAATACTCGGACCAATCCGAGCCGCACAACGGGATCGAATACTTCGCCTGTCGCAGGTGCGAAACGGTTGCGATCGCCACCGGCGACGAGATAGAGTTCGTCCCCAATGCCACGCCGGAAAACACGCCGCTACTGCGCTCGTAGGCCATGACAAGAGCGAGCAAGGGGACTCCCGTCGATTACGACATCGACCAGCTCATCTTCCACGCGGGGGAGCGAATGCTCACCATAATCGGCGCGATGCAGCAGCTGGGTCTCACCGGGCTCGCGCACTTCGTCCGCGAGTACCTTGACCCGAGCCTGAACCCGACGCCCGAGGGCAGGGACTTCGACAGGTGGCTCAAGTGGGCGCTGTCGCCGAAGAACTCGGCGGATCGCGAGCACCTGTGGCCCCGAGACCTAGCCGAGGCCTGCCAGATGGCTCTCGCCAAGAACCGCAGGCGATAGCCCGACGGCTTCACGGGTGTTCGTGCGCTTGTGAAACAGGTGTCACGGTCGGCCTTTCAATCGGGTATCATTTAGGTAGTCCCAACCACCAACGCGCCGGCGCTACTAGAACCCGCGTGCCACCACCAGGAGACAACTTGCTTGCCAACCTAAACGGGATATTGCTTTCCATCGGCATCTACCTGCTGGGAGTCGCTATCCCGGTGTCGGACAAGGAGTTCGATCTCAGGGGGCAGACGGCGGTCATCAGGATGGTCGACTCGGCCAAGGTGACGACGACCACCGCGGCAGCCCCGAGCCTTAAATTCAGCCACGGCGACATCTCGTGGCTGCCCGATCTGGCCGCGAAGGCGGGCTGGCCCGAGAACACGTGGGAGAAGTTGGGCCAGATAATCCTGCGCGAGTCGGGCGGTTGCCCGAACCGTCGCGGCGGCGACAAGGTGGACAAGAACTGCGTCATCACCGGCGTCTCCGAGTGGAACCACCGGTCCGACACGGGCCTTCTCCAGATCAACGGCGTCAACTACGACCCGACCCGGAACAAGTGGGCCGCGGTGTGCCGGGAGATGGGCATCTGCACCCAGGAGCCCCTGCTCGACCCGCTCACCAACCTGAAAGCCGGGCGCCTGCTCTACGCCTACGCCGGCTGGGGGCCGTGGGATCCGTGCACCTGGGGGCCGAGATACGCCCACAGGTGCGTCAAGCCTTAGCGCGCCGAAGGATTCGGCCACGGTAAGGTCTTAATCAAGGCAACCGAGGGTGTACCCCTACGTCTGGAAGACCCCGGTTGCCGACTGCGAGGCCGCCATCGGCGCCCAAATCGAAGTAGTCTTGCCGGCATGGCAAAACGCAAGGGAACGGGTGAGCAAAAACGGGACGACGGCAAAAAGACTCGCGAGGAGGTTCTGGAGATGGCGTCGACGGCGATCTCGCAAGCCAGGAACGCCGATTACGGCGAGCCCCAGGACGATTTCGCCTGCACCTCCGAGCTCTGGGAGTCCTACATCATGCGGCTCATACAGACGCGCGGGTGGCCACGCATCATGCCCCACGACGTGTCGGCATTCATGATACTGCTCAAGATTTCCAGGCTGGCCGAGTCGCCGGCGAAGATGGACCACTGGGTCGACATCGCCGGCTACGCGGCGATCGGCGCGGAGTGCGCGAAGGACGCGGAGAGCCGGGGCTGCTGCTAGGAGTCGCCCGCTCCCTGCGGCTCGTCGTGCACCAGCTCGCCCGTCTTGAACCTGATGAGCGACCTCTCGAACTCTAGGAGCAGCATCTGCTCGGTCGCGAGCATGTCCTCGTAGTCCTCGAACAGCCCGGCGTAGTCATCGCCCTCGCGCATTCAGACCACCCTCATGGTGCCGTCGGGCAGGATGGTGTGAATCAGCGCCGATTCCGGCGCGCCCCGCTTGACGAGCTCGGCATTCACGGCGAGCGCCCAATCCGCCTCGCCCTCGCCCGTCTTCTCGCGCATGGCGAGGATACGGTCACGGACCGCCTCGCGATCCATGCTGTCCCCGTCGAACGGGAATGGTGGGTTCGGGTCGGTCACGTGGGCGAGAATCGCCGCGCGTATCTCGTCGGCGGTGGCGAACGGGTAAATGGAGTCCGCGATCGCCTTGTCGTAGAAGGTCTGGCAGTAGTCGGTGAAGTCGTAGAGGTTCATGGGTTCAGAGTAGGGGGGCGGCATCCATCGGCGCACCCTCTATGGCGACGAGCTCGAAATGCCGAGCCACCTCGAGGCCGAACTCCTCTATCAGGTCGCCGTAGGTGAGAACGTTGGCGTCATCCGGGTCGGTGGTGGTCGCGGCGAGGGTTATCGACCGGATCGTCGTGGCCGAGGACAGGTACTTGTTGGGCCGGTAGGTGACGAGGTAGGTTCTCTCGACGACGAACAGGTCGTCCGCCGCAGCTTGGGCGGCGAGCTTGTCGGATGCGTATCGTTTCTTGCGTTTCTTTGCCATACCTCAACTATACGGGCATGAATCCTCGGGCGCGCCGAAGGATTCGGCCGAGCCATACTGTATGCATGAGAGAGACCACATACGCAGACAAGCAGAAGTACGTAACGCGCGACTACGGGTCGTTCGTCGGCAAGAAAATCAAGCTGATCCGCCCGCTCACCGAGGACGAGTGCTCGGGCATGGGCTGGGAGTTCGCCTACGAGGACTACGCCGTGGTCGTCGAATTCACAGACGGCACGGGCTTCATCCCGATGCGCGACCCCGAGGGCAACGGCGCGGGTTTCTTGGGGGCGACGGCGCGAGAGGTCGTCGCCTGATGGACCTCGCGCGACAGATGCGGGACCACGCCGAGGCCACCAAGGCCACGAAGACCGACGCGTGCCGCCGCAACGGCGGACCCACAGATCTGCACCCGATGCTGATATGGGTCGGCGTCGACGGCAAGGCGAACATCGCGCTGATGGAGGCGAAGGGCGGGCCGATGGGCTACCTCCCGCCTGCCCTCTCGCTGGTTTCCCGGCAGAACCCGACGATTGTCATCTACGTGGCCGAATCGTACGGCAAGATCCTGGATCCGAAAACGAGCCTGTCGGAGTTCGAGCAGACCCACGAGCACGGCGCCCTCGCGCGGGAGCACGAGCGGCTCGGGCCGCTGTCCGGCGTGGAGGAGTTGATCGCGCTCAGCGGCTTGGACCTCGCCACGGGCGAGCAGATGCAGGCGGTGTGCCGTTTCGGCTACGACGATTGGGGCATCCCGAAGTTCGAGGAGACCGATATCCAGATGGTCCAGAGGTCGAACATCGGCAGGGCGAGCGTGACCCTGATTTTCGACGCCTTCTATCAGTTCATGGCGAAGATGGGGGCCGAGAAGTCCTGAGGCGGCTCGCCACGCGGCGCCTCACCATCTCCACCACGTCGCCGCCGTCGACCGCCCCGGCGACTATCTCCTCCTTGCGCGATATCGTGCGGTGGATGTCCTCGTCGATGCTGCCGGCGAGCAGCGCGTAGACCACCCGGACCGATCCGCGCTGCCCGATCCGGTGCAGGCGGCTGTAGGTCTGCTGCACGTCGGCCGGGGTCCACGGCATCTCGACGAAAACTATGTCCTGCGCCGCCGTCAGGGTGTGCCCGGTCTTCGCCGCCTCTATGGAGAGCACTATCACGGGGCTCTCCTCGACCGGATTCCCCTGGAACCTGCCCTTGGCGGCCTCGACGTCGGCCGCCGACATGCCTCCCTGTATCTTCAGGCCCCCGTAGCGGGCGGCGATCTCGTCGACGACCTCCCGGTGGTGGGCCGCGACGACCACCTTGCGCCCCGCCGCGACCATTTCGTCGACCAACTCCAGCACGCCCGGCAATTTCGCCTCCGCCGCGAGCCTCCGGAGCACCGAGATGCGCGCGAGCTGCTCCGGCGCGCCCGTCCGGCGGCCATTCTGCTCGAGCCACGCGCCCAGATCGGCCTCCGCGGCCTCGTAGTCCCGTTTCCCGAGCTCCGAGCCATCGAAATACATGGCCGACTCGAACACCGGCGGCAAATCCTCGAGCACCTGGTCCTTCGTGCGCCTTATGTAGCAGGTCGATCGCAGCGTCGAGTTCAATTCCTCGAGGTTCGAGTGGCCGTCGAGCCTCCATTGGCCGAATTTGTCGCGATGGGCGTCGCAGTAGCGCCTGTAGAAGCCCCAGCGGCCACCGAAGTTGTCCAGATGGCCCAGAATGTCGAGCTGGGAGACGTACTCAGCGGGCCTCGAGGCCACCGGCGTGCCCGTGAGGAGCATGATCGGGGCCTCGCCGGATGCCCGGCGGACGATTTTGATCGCCGCCTTCGTCCTCTGCGTGCCGTACGTCTTGAGATAGTGGCTCTCGTCGAACACGTACCCGCCGAATCCGGTCAAATGGGCCTGCCAGGCGGCCAGATTCGGGTATCCGACCACCAGAACGTCGTAAGTCCCGTGTTCCGGGAAGTTTTTCCTGCCGGAAATGACGGCGACGCGCCGCTCCGGGAGCCATTTCGAGTACTCCTTGGCCCAATTCAGGGTCAGATTCGCCGGGCAGACCACCACGATCGGGTAGACCGACCCGGATCTGGACATTTCCTCGACGGCGGCTATGGCCTGGAGCGTCTTTCCGAGCCCCATCTCGTCCGCGATGAAGCATTTCCGGCGGTTGACGGCGTACCTGACGCCGGCTTTCTGGTACGGCATGAGCTGCGGGAACCCGGCGATGGAGATTTCCGCGCCGGTCGAGCGCGATTCGGACAGCGCGACCTCCATTTCGGCCCTAATCCGCTCCGCCTCCTCGACCAATTCGTCCGGGACGTGGATCCGGAAGGCCCTCGACCATGCGATCGACTGTGAGATCGACGAGATCGGCGCCCTCCAGGCCTTGGTTTTCGAGTCGAAAGTGACGCCGGGTATCTTCTTGACCTCGCGGACGCGCACCGGGTCGTACGCGAAGGACAGGTAGATGTAGTCGCCGTCCCTCCTCATGCCGGAGAGCGGGTTCTTGTGGGCCGGAACGTCGAGGACGAGGACCTCGGGGTCGATCGTCAGGCCGATGTCCGCGGCGAATTGCCTCGCCGGGCCGAGGGACGTCATCGGGACGCGCCACGCGCGGTTGACCCTGTCCCATTTCGCGCCGACGATCCTCTTGATCGAGTCGACCTCGTCCCTGTCGAAGGGCCAGCGGAGCAGGAGATGGTCGTCGCTGAGGATCATGCGGCCCTTCTCGGTGGGTTCGCCCATGGTTTTATAGGCTACCATTCATCGCATGGACAGAAAATTCGACACGGAGCCGGCGGCGCCCGGCGAGGACATGGAGATGCTCGAGTCGATCGTGCGCAGCCAGCTGGTGGATCGGGTGCGGGTCCTCGAGGACAGGATAGGCAAGATGGAGAAGCAAATCTCCGACGCCCTCAACGACCCGGCATTCAAGAACCGCGTCGACACCGACAGCGAGTCATGGCAGAAGAACGAGCACGCGCTCGGCCGCATCGCCGGGACGCTCAAATCGATGGGCGAGTGGCCCGACATCGGCGACCTGCGCGCGGTGCGCGAGACCAGAAAACGAGCGGGAGAGAATGACCGGGGGGTTTGACCCGTCACTCCTCGCGCGTCGAGCCCCCGAAGCAACTCAACTCGGCCACAAGGGCCGCGAGTTGCCCGTAGGTCGCGATCGACGAGAGAGCGCCGACCAGCGCCTCGACGGCGTTGTCGCCCCACCTCTCGCGCGCGAGCCGGGCCAGATCGTTTTCGAGATCGACCTTGGACACCGCTAGCTTTTCTTGCCTGAGGCGCGCACGGCGGCCTTGCCGACCAGCGCCTCTGCCTGCTCTTTCGAGCAAAAAATGGTGATCCAGACCTCCCGGCCGCTCTCGCAGATCTGCCTGAGATCTACTGTCCACGTGCCGTCTTCTCGCTCCCCGCTCAGAAGCGAGGCCTCGAGTTCTATCTGATCCTCTTTCCTGAGGTGAACGCTGATGCTTGTGCTCATGTTTTCTCCTTTGCCCCCATACTAGGGGACCCGAATCCGCGGGCGCACGGGGGCGCGCCGAAGGATGACGGCCCCCATAATTGGATCATGACCAAACTCCAGACAGACTACGACACGCACGACTCAACCAACCTCGACGAGGGCTGGGCGGCGACCCGCGAACACGTGGAGGACGCCCTCCTCATCGCGTTCGACGGTTGCCACAAGATCTACCTCGCCATGGACGAGGCCCAGGCGAGGTGGTTCCGGGACAACTACAACGGCGAGGGTTGCGACGACCGCACCTTCGTCGGCTCGCCCGACCAGATGTTCGGCCAGCTCACCGAGTGGTACGAGGAATCTTGCTCGCTCAAATTCATCAACGCCGTGTGGACGAACGAGGACGACCCCAACGCGGGTTTCGTCTCGCTCATCGACCAGGGCGCGGACGACCCGAGGGACGAGTACGAGGACGACGAGGACTACGATGGCTGATTCGCCGTTGTACCACGGCACGCCCGCGGCGTTCCCGAAGCGCACGCGCAAGGTTCACCCCACGCCGACGACGCAGGACACGGGCGGCTACCCGTTGGGTTGGCGCATCGCGCACGCGACCAGCGACATGGCCGAGGCGCAGCGATACGGCGCGGTCGTCTACGAGGTCGCGTTCGACGAGCACACGCAGGAGGGGTACGGCGACACCTGCTATTTCAGCGAGCGCGGGTTCCGCATCGTCAGGCGGGTGCTTTAGGTGACGCTCCAACTTTTGCTGATCTGCCCCGAGTGCGAGCAAAGGCTCACGCCCGAGGAGATGGCCTACGGGCACGACTGCGAGGTATTCGGCGAGAGCGCGCCGACGGATGAGGGGCCGGTAGGTTCTAAGCCATGAGAGAAAACATAGAGAAGGTCACAGGCTGGGTCAAGGCCCACCCCGTAGCGACTGCGGTCCTGGTCGCGCTGTTCGCGCCCGGATTCATTTTCGGGTTCGTGTTCCGAGTCATCGGCCTCATCGGCTGGGGCCGAGTTATCCTCGCCCTGTTTCTGCTCGGCGGCTGGTGTGCGTACAGGTTCGTCAAGTCGCAACTCGACGGGTACAAGCACGTCGCCGACGATGCCATTTCGTTCGCCCGTGAGGTCAAGGACGAGTGGTACAAGTGAGGACCCGAGCGGCACGCGACCTCCGATCCGGGGACAGGCTCAGCATCAACCGGCGCTTCGTGACGGTCGGCTCCGTGTGGCGCCGACCCGCGCGCGCCGACCGCAGGTACATCGAGCTCCTCACTCGCGGGCGCGACCTCGAGGGCACGGTGGTGGTCGAGGCCAAGAATGACGAGGGCCGCACTGTCCGGCACGAGTTTGGCGAGAACGAAGTGGTCAGCATCTACTGAGATGAAACGGAAACTAACGGCACTCACAAGTCGATACTCCAAAGAACTGTGGTTTTGTTTCTACGTAGTCTCGTTTGGTTTGTTCCCGTTGTGGGCATTTATCGACATGAAGTTTGGATTTTTCGCAAAACAAAACGGCGTCGTTGGGGTTTGGGACACGACTGCACTAACTAGCGAGAACATTTTTTCGTGGATACTTGCTCTATTTATGACTGCGTGGTTCGTGTTTATGGCTGGAGTTTTTATGGAGTTGGAGCGTGAATACAACAAGAAGCGACATTGGATACGGGCTGTTCTTTGGGTTATTTTTGCTGTGTTTTTGCTTGGAGCGCGACAACAGGGGATGGATGACTACAACTCTGGATTGCGTTGGAACGAAGTTGATAATGACTGTTCTGACTACATCGGAAACGACATCTGGGTTGGTGACTACGACCCTGACGGGCTGGACCGCGACGGTGACGGCTGGGGCTGTGAAAGTTATGGTGGGTAAAAACGTGAAGTTGGTACGACAACGCCAATAGCTCTCGCCGCCTAGGATGCTCGTCGTGTACGAGCACTACAAATGCGTCTTCTGCGGCTACCCGGTCGATCCGAAGAACGAATCGACCGCAGAGCTCGTCACGGCATGGGTGGTGAAGGCGCGGGTGATCCAGACGGGCGAACGGACTTGGCGGTACGCGCACAAGGTGTGCGTCGAGACGGAGTGGGCCAAGCGGGACGACCCCGGCACTCAGTCCACGCTGTTCTAGGGCGCGCCGAAGGATGACGGCACGGCACGATTGGGGGGTCGTCACGCCCGACGTGTATAAGGTGTGTACGAAAACGGCGACCACGCCCGAGGAGGACAAGGCCGATGGAAGAGAACAAAATAGCGCAACTTGAGTTAGAGATTTCAACAAAAAGCGATTGGTCCACAAACGCATTTGACGAGTGCTTCGGTGCGCTGGGGCCGCAAGACTTCGTGAACATCTACGAACTCGGCGAACTGTATGCAGAGATGGGAATTGACGGGGATGATGCGTTCGCCAAGATCGGCGAACTGACAGGACTCGACCCGACGCTGGAGTTCAAGTTGAGCCCGATATATACCACTAGCCTTCTGGGGCTCTACGACACAATAGGCTATCTCATCGCCGCCGACAGGGAGTTCCAGGCTCTCACGCCCGAACAGAAGTTCAAGCGCGAGCAGACTGCCGATGCATTTCTCGAGATGCAGCAGGAGATACGGGCGAACCCCAAAATCAGGCAAGAGTTCCTCGATGCCGTGCGCAGGATGCACGGGGGGACACCCGATGCGACCTCCCCTAGTGGTAACCTCTAGTCAGATGTTGTGCGAGCAGAATTTTCGCCCCCTCACTAACCTCCTCGAGTCCGGCTACGCCGTGCAGGTCGAGGTGGGCGACCTCGTCGAGGAGGGATCCAACAAGACCGTCGCCTCGATATGGCACGACCAGGCGATGCGCGTGACAGTCACCTCGCCGTCCGGCGATGTCGAGTGTAAGGTGTTCCGCGGGTCGAAGCGTCGGATCCAGGCCAACACATGGATCCGCGACGTGACCTCGGACGCGATCATCTCCGTCTAGCACCGGCGCCGCGCGGACGCGCGCCCGTGCCCGAGACGCGCCAAAAGATTTTTACCCGTATGCTTATCTTATGGGAAAACAAACAACCGACAGCAAGGTGCTCAGCGAATACGCCAAACTTCACGAGGGCGGCGAGGGATACGGGGTTATTTTCGACCTGTATCTCGACGAGCACGAGATATTCGTGATAGCGACGAACCCCGACGCCTACGACGCGGGCTTCTGCGACTTCGTTGTGCTCTGGGGCGACGAAAAGCGGGTCGCCTACGAAAAGTTCACCGAGCTTTCAGGGGCGACGCAACGGCTGGCCGACCTCGTCCTTCTCGACGAGAACGACGCGCTCGACGACGAGCTCGACGAAAAAGCCGCCTCGGCCCACTAGGGGCCAAGCCCCCGGACGGGGTTAGCGGCTTTGCGGCCGGACCCCGAGGTCGTCGTCGCGCTTGAGCAGGGTGAGCCGGTATGTCTGCCTCTCGAGCCACTCGATCCGGTCCCTCAGGGGCCGGAGCATGAGGAGGACGAGGAAAAAATCTAGGACGAGGCCCAGCACGAGGCCGAGCATGAACCACAAAAATTCCATTGTCCCCCCTCGTCGAAATGCCGGGCCCCGCGGGCAAGCCGCATGGCTCCTCCGTGGAGGCGGCCATAAGGAGAGCGGAATTGTCCCGAGACCCGGCACGCCCGAGATGTTATCACGGGCGGCGTGTCGTGCGGGGCGAACCCCTAGTTGACCGCCCAGCACCAGCCGTAGTTCATGATCGCATAGTGGGTCACGCCGTCTACGACGATGGTGGGCATCGCCTCGTCGTCGCCGTCATCGGCGTAGTAGTAGACGACACTGCCATCCTCGTGGATCTTGAGTTCGCCCGTCGGCTCGTCGCTTTGGGAGTTCTGCTCCTCGACGAGCGAGACTATCTTGGCGACCTCGCCGATGGTGAAGTACGGGTTGGCGTACCCGTTCCAAGTGTCGGCTGGGTTGTGGATGCCGGCGAAGCTGCCCTCGCCGGCGAGGTTGAATGTGGCTTGCTCGTAATTGGTCATAAACCCATTGTGCTCGGCGGGCATTCTTCGGCGCACCCTCGGGCCCGCCGCGCTGGCCGCTACTTCTTGCCGGAGATGAGGAAGAGGATTACCGCGCCGACGCCGGCGACGCCGACGACCGCCGTCGCGTAGCCGAACAGCTCCCAGGCGGTCAACTTAGTCCGCCCGCTCGAGTGTCTCCACAGCGAGGTCGTCCGGGTTGAGCTTGGCGACGTTGCAGAAGAACTCGTGCTTGGCCAGCGCCTCTATCGTCGCGGGGCCGTGGTCCTCGGAGGCGTCGATCTCGACCACCACGAGGCACGAGACCACGCACTCGACCTTCATTGAGCCGCCCCAACGTTCCCGGCGACGACCGACCACTTGGGCTCGGTCAGATCGTGGTTCTCGTCGTACCAGCCGTCGTCCCCGTGCGCGAGTTCGCGCACCCAAAAATGCTGCTTGCTGAGGGTGGTCGCCACGATTACGTAGTCGGCGACCCCGCCCCGGAACTTGAGGCGAACTATGTCGCCCTCCCTCAGGGCCAACCTGTCCCTGTCGGTTATCACGATTTCACCTCGACTTCGGCGACGCTCAGCACGAGGTAGTCCACCTGCTCGGCGGCCTCGCGGTCGGCGTCGTCGTAGGCGCCCGCGAGTTCCTGTATGAATGCCTCGGCGTCCCATTCGCCCGGAATGCTGAAGCTTACGGTGAGTTCTTTGCGTGTTTCCATACTTACGGCTTCGCCAAGACTTCCGTGATGCTTGTGATGACCAAAGGGTCCATTCGCTCGGTGGCCTCGGTGTCCACGAGACGTCGAAATTCCCTCATAAACGTTTCAGCATTCCAATCGGCCGGGACGCTGAAGGTTGCGGTGAGTTCTTTGCGTGTTGTCATACCACAAGTGTACGCCCCCTCATCCCTCGGCGCACGGCCCGTGCGCCCGTGGATTAGGGGTGGCTATGGTGAGGGCATGGGAAAAAACAAAGTGAGAACAAACGGATACTTCATCCCGGCCACGGGCGAGATCCGAAGGCACGAGCAAGATCGGATGACCGAGGTCGGCGAACTCGTCGGCGCACGAACGGGCCTGTTCGATGTCGTCCGCAGCGATATTGACGGCAAGGCTGTCCTCTTGTGGGTGGACGACACGGGCCTCATCGACGGGCGGCCAATCAACCCGTTCGCATCCATCGTGGCGCAACGACCCCTGTACGGCGACGTGTTCGTCACGGGCGACGAGGACTACGATGGTTGGGTCTTGGACCTCGATTTTGACTCCTTTGACATCTTCCTGATGGCCGTCAAGTGTCTGATCGCCGCCGAGCCCTGAGACAACGAAGGGGTGCGCCCGAGGATTTCGGCCGCGCATAATGAAACCGTACCCAAAGGAGGGGACATGGACGCAGTAAGCAGAGAACTCGCGGACAAGGTGTCCGAGGAGATCCGGTCCGCCGCTATGGCGGTGCTCGCTAAGCACGGCCTCAAGGCGACCAAGATGAACACGAAGTACGGCGATTCGTTCGGCCTGAACATAACGGCGGTCGCCACGAAACTCGACGAGAACGGCGTGAACCTCAACTCGGCAGAGGCCATCCTCTACGAGCGATACGGCCACTACGGCTTGGTGAACGGCGCGACCATGAAGCTCACGGCGAAACTCGGCGTGAAGTTTGACTCGGGAGGCCGCAAGTTCGTGTTCTCGGGCGTCCGCGCGCGAGGCAAGAACAGAATCCTCGCCAAGTGCGAGCAGGACAGCAAGGACTACGTGTTCGCCGACACCCTGATCCCGACCCTGAACAAGGCAAAGTAGGGGATCGTGCCGAACAACAAGAGCAGGGCCGCCTACCACCGGGACTACAGGCGCTCGAAAAAACAAAAGAAAGGGCCGAGGGTCTGCGCGTGGGAGGGCTGCACCACCGTGCTCAACTCCTACAACTTCAATGAGTGCTGCCACGCCCACAAACTCGACTACGCCATCAAGTACGGGGTCAAAGTCTCGCTGGGCGAAACAGTATGACCCCCGCACCGGTGCGCCGATGGATTCTGGCCGGATATCGTTCCGGTATGGACAAATACCTTAAGTACGCACTGACCACATCGCTGGCCAGCACCGGCGCGATCACCGCCGGCGCCTTCGTCATCGAGAGCAACCTACTTCTCGCCGCTTGGGGGGCCGTAATACTCGTGTCGCATTTCGCGGCACTCGTGGTGCTCGCCGCGCGCGAGCTCGCCGCCGAGTTCGGGGTTCGCCCCGGCGCGCAATGACCGCCTACATCGTCCACCTGGGGACGGGAACGATACTCATGGCGAATGACGGCGTGGTCGTCATCGACACGGACGACCTGACCGACGAGGAGCGCGAGGCGCTGGGCGACGAGATGGCCTGGGACACAGACTTCACGGACATGGCCGAGCAGAAGGGCACGGACATCATGAGGGTGATCGGCCACTACACGGGCCAGCGCAAGTGAGCGCCGGGCTATAATCTCATGGTGAGCAGTGAAGTTTCGACGGCGAAGTCGCAGCCGGAGGTCGACCTTGAGTTCTACAGACTCAGGATACTTGAGTTGGTCGATGAGGGCCTGGCGTCGGCCTCGGGGTGCGAGGTCATGCCGGCGTCCAAGGTGCAGGACCTGCTGCTCGACATAAGGCTGGCCCTCTCTATCTGACGATCAGGATTATCGCCGCTATCACGGCCGCGGCGATGCTCAGGGCCACAAGAAGGTTGTCACCCGCATCTCTCATAGACCTCACCCCCGTCCGTCACCAGCATCTCGCACTCGTCCGATTTGGGGAGGTGGATTACCCTGCCGACCTCGAGGGGCATCCCGTAGGTCATCACGAGGTCGTCGGCGACCATCGCGATGTTGCCGTCGCAGAACCTCTCGGCGTAGCCCCAGTAGTCGTCGCCCGGCACGGCCACGATCGAGACGGCGGGGCAGGTGTAGCCCTGGACCTCCTCGATCCGGTGGGATATCGCCCAGAGGGCGGCCGAGGAGACGGCCGCGACGAGGATGAATTTCCGCAGGCGCATCAGAGGCTGGCCCCCCGGCGCTCGGGCTGCTCGCGCAACTTCCTGATGACCGACATGGCCATCGCGCGGGTCATCTCGTAGCGGTAGTTCAGGTAGTCGTCGATGATGCTCATGAGTGCGCTCGACAGGCGGGCCGTGTCGCGCGAGAGCACCAGACGGCGCATCTCCCGGCGGCAGTAATCGCCGAAATCTTCCATGCTTGTATTGTACCTAGGCAACATCCGCGGGCGCGTCGTTTCTGGACACCTGAACCTCGTACTGCTCGCCATCTTCGTAGGGTACGTCGCACACGAAGTACCCGATCCGGTTCACGATCCGGTAGTCGTCGACGATGTAGGTCCCATCGTGGCCGTCGACGTAGGTCCAGACTCGGCGCTTTGGGTTCCCATTGAAGACCTTGCGAACGTAATCGAGCTCTTCGCCGTACGTCTCGAACATCAGCCCGCCCTCGCCGTTGTCGAACGATGCGAACTCGTCGAGGTGGTTCACCCTCGGCTTGAAAACCTCGAGCCACTGCTCGAATGGCATCTTCTTAATCACGGGCGACCTCGCCCTCGACCCCATCGACCCTGAAGGTCGCGCGTATCCGTTCGCCCTCCTCATCCTCAACGAACGGGTCCTCGATCTGGGTGAACACGGCGTGCATCAGGCAGTCCCTCTCGTGCTCGGTCAGTTCTCTGTCGGTGTTGAACTTCAGCGTGATGGTGTATTTGTCCACGCCTCCACCATACTTGTCGGTCATCCTCCGGCGCGCTCTATCTTCAGCGAGGCGAGCCGGGCCGCCTCTATGAGTTGGCAGACCATCTCGACGCACTCCCAGTCGTTCGCATCCTGCCCGTCGATGTCCTTGACGGCGAGGATGCCGTCGAGGGTGAACCCTGCTAGACCGGACTCGATCTCCTCGGCCATCGGCGTGTCCAGCTCCAACCCGCTCTGGTAGGCGAGGAGGGGCCGCAGCCAGACCTCCTGCCATTTCTCTGCCGAAATTTTCATGCTCCAGCTCCTTTTGGTACGGCTAGACCAACTCTATCCGGGTCGTGTAGTCGTGCCAATACTTGCCGTCGAGTTTGCCGCGAACGACATCGTAAGCCCAGTATTGGGCGCTCTGATAGCTGCCGTACTCGCCGACGACCGACGAGGCGAGTTCCGACAGTGCCTGTCCGTCGGCCTTGCCCCAGTGCTTCGTCACGAGGAATTTTCCGTTCGCCCGGAGTTCGATCCTCACGATGTATTGCTTCAGGCCGCCCTGACGGCCACGAGTGCCGTCGCTGGTGGCGAGGAGTCGCCATACGGCGAGCGCCCCGTGCTTGTAGGTGTCGTGGTCTTGCGAGTGAGTGAGTGTGTTTGTCATATCCTCAGTATGTCGGCCCGTCATCCGTCGGCGCACCCTCGAACGCGCCGAAGGATTCTCGCCCCTACGCTTGTGGTATGGACAACACCACTTTCACCCCGTATCGAATTCGTCTTTCTTACACGGACGACCCGTACACCGATCTACGTCAAGGCGACGAGGGAACCGTCGTCGCCGAACGTGTAGACCCGTGGGGCGACCTCAACATTTCCGTGGAGTGGGATAACGGCAGTTCCCTCAAACTTATTGGTGGCCGCGACCGGTGGCAGGTAATTTGATGGCAGACAACAGGCTTGCCGACCTCAAAGAGGAACAGTGCGAGCACCCGATCGAGGACTGGGAGCACGACTACGACCCGGACTCGATCCTCGGCGACGCCTACTACTGTGGGCACTGCGGCGAGTTGATGCAGGTCGGCTAGGTGCGCCGAAGGATGAGGGCGACCTAGATTGTAGGCATGGAAACAAAGCACCCCGAAATCAACATCCCCTTGGTCGGAGAGGACGGCAACGCCTTCTCGATCCTCGGCCGCGTCAAGCGCATCATGCGACGCGCCGGGCTGCCCGAATCCGAGTGGCAGGCGTTTCGCGACGAGGCGACCTCGGGCAACTACGACCACCTGCTCATGACCGTCATGCGATGGTTCGAGGTGGACAAGGATCTCGACGAGGACTACGAGGACGAGGACTACGAATGAACATCGTCCTAGCCGTCGCCATCGCCGCCTTCGCGGCCACCTTCGCGCTCCTCATCAAGGAGACCGCCGATCAGGACGGGCGCGAGCTCGCCCGTCGCCGGCACCCGTCTAGGGCGCGATGATGGTGGGCACGAGGATGACCGAGACGCAGGTCGAGGAGCACCACCGCAAGATCTGGCGCGAGGCCGCCGAGAGGTTCGGGGGCTACAGCGCGATCCCGCGCGACGTCGAGCTCGAGATGAGCGAGGAGGTCCGGGCGATGTACTGCATCGCCGGCTGGGACCGAGTCGGCACGATGAGGGCGCTCCTCGCGTACCACAACGTGATGCCGACCGTCGTCGAGAAACTTGTCGGGGCCGCCGAGCCCGAGGCCGACACGGTGCGCCGGAAGGACCGATACGCGAAGCTCGTGTCCCTCTCGAGCGGCAACATCTACGGGGAGTTCTCCACGAAGGACCTGACGGATGCGTCGGGGTTGTCCGCCGGCGCGATAGCGAACTGGGCCAAGACGACCGGGCACTTCAGGCCGATCGGGCGCGGCAAGTGGGAGGCGCGCAACCCGAAGGACGACAGGCGGAGCGACAGGGGAGCGTCCTAGCCGGGCCTCAGGGTTCGACGTCTAGGTCGCCGGCGAGCCCGAGATCGTCTGCATCGTCGTCGAGGTAGCGGTTCATACGCCTCTCCTTGTAGGCCAGATCGAGCCTCGTCAGCACGCCGGTGTCGACGAAGAAGGCGCGGCCGTCGTCGAGGAGCCTCAGGTGGCCGTTGCGCAGGAGCCCGCTTATGCATCTGTCCACATCGCACCTCTTGTACTGGTGGTTCGAGAAAAGCATGTAGTCGCCGGACGTGAAGCCGTCGCCCCGGCGCGACCTGAACTTCGCGTAGTTGAGTATTTTGTAGCCGATCCCCCCGTAGGCGACGCGGTTGATTGTCGAGTATCCCATGTCGCTCATCCTATCGGTGGTAATATGTGGCGATGGGCAAGGCCAACAACCGGATTCGCAAGCCCGACACCGAGTTGGTGGACCTCACCTACGACGAACTCGAGACGGCGCTCGTGGCCCTCTCCATCCGGCAGGAGGAGCTGCGCGAGATGCGCACGCCCAGGGACAACCAAGAGCTCGAGCTCATCTGGTACGTGAGCGACAAGATGGACGGCGCGCAGCGCAGGCTGGAATCCCGCATGACCGACCAGATGTCGAACTGGCTCAGGTCGATCGAGCGCGAGACGAAGAGCGGCGGGGAATCCGCAAGCCGCAAGAGACACCCGGCGAAGAAGGCCAAGCGCAAGCGGCGCGGCCTGCTCGAGCGGCTGTCCCGGATCTCGCGCCTCTAGCCCCGCCCCCTGCCGGCCGACGCGATACGGGACTGCATGCGCCGGTCGTCGTCGTGCTCCATCAGCGTCACCACCGAGTAGCCGAGCCGCCGGAGCCGGTCGGATGCCCGGCGATCCCTGCGGCGGTTGCGCTCGACCTTCGCGACCCACCACGCCCGGTTGCGCTTGGGCGGCCTGAAGCACCTCGGGCAGCCGTGCCAGAAGCACCCGTTCACGAACACCGCGACGCGGCGATCGGGCAGGAGAAGATCGGGACTGCCCGGCAACCCCTTGGTCCTCGTGGTGAAACGGATCTTGGCCCTCCTCGCCGCCCGGCGAGCCCTCAATTCCGGCCCCGTGCCCCTGGTTTTGACCCGGCGCATCCTCTCGGACGTGGCCGGGTCGGGGGGCGTGGTTTTCGGATTGACGGTGGTGGATGAGGCCCTGACTAGATGACCTCTCTCGAGTTGATCCTGTCGGCGTGGTCGCGCATCCTCTCGTACTTGCGGTAGCGGGTCCTCGCGTCCTTCGCGTCGCTCGAGGCCCTCTTGGCCGCCGCCTGACGCCTCTTGGCGTGCTCGGCCTTCGCCTCGGCCCTCTGCATGATCTGCTCGCGCTTGCTCGCCTGCTGGGCGATGTGCTCCTTGCGCCACCTGACGACGTCGGCCACGCTGTAGATGAAGCTGAGGCCGCCCACCTTGCCGGAGACTATGGCGACGGGCTGCGGCGGGTTGGCCGAGCTGGTCCTGAGGCCGTTGTTGAGCCTCATGACCTTAGTCGCGGGGTTGCCGTGCATCAGCGCGCCGGCCATCTCGCCGATCGTCGCCGTGCCCTTCGGGTGGTCGCCGTATTGGTAGACGGGCCACATCTGTACTTTTGATATTTTCTTTTTCACTTTAATCCCTCCTTTGGGATACTTGAATGCTACCGCCCGCACTCGCGAGCGGCAACCCGGTCACCAAGACGCGTGGTACTCGAACTCCCACTCGTCGGGCATGGCGAGGGCTCGGTCCAAGATCCCTACAGTCTCCTTCAGGCTCTCGAAGTAGTACTCGTCGTATTCCGTGCCGCCGAAGAAGAACCCCTCTTGGGTCGGCAACAGCTCCTCGGCGTCCTTCGTGTTGGCGATGACCTTCTCGCACACTTCCTTCAGTTCCTGCAGTTGCTCCCGCGAGACGTAGGCGGTGCGGCAATCGTCCTCGCCGCCCTGGCAATTGTCCACGAACCATGAGTGGATCGCGTTCACCTTGCGCCAATAGCCGACGCTGACCTCGACGTAGATGAACGGCAGTTCCACCGCATCGAGGACCGTCGCGACGCCCGACGACTGCTTGAGGCGGCCGAACTCGGCCTTCTCGCTCTCCGGGCGCCAATCGGCGTTCGAGTGGTACTTCTTGGCCGTAAGATACATGTCTAATCCCATAACTAATTCTCCTTTTGTAGTTGCTATTAACTTATCGGGCCTGAATCTGTCGGCGCATCACTTCGCCGCCGCCGATGCGTCGGCGAGCTCGGCATCGGTGAGATAGACGTAGGTGTTCTCGCCGGTGGCGAGGTTCTCGTGGAACACGATCCAGGTGCCGTCGATGGCCCTCTTGGGCCTGCCGGTGAGGCCGCACGGCTCGCCGTCGATGAGCACGATGGTGCCGCGCTTCATCTTGTCGGGCTTCATTCGTCGTCCTCGCCCTCGCCAGCGAACTGCGAGACCAACTGGACGAAGCCAGCGTTCGGGTCTTGCTCGTTGTGCCAGACGGCCTGAACGAAGCGGAGCGGGCAGGAAGCGTCCCACCAGCCGTCGATGATCTCGTCGAGCTCGTCGGGCGACTTGCCGCCCTCCGTGAAGCGTCCCTCGACGACGTCGGGCGCGTAGCTCTCCCGGAAGAAGTCGGCCTCGGTCTGATCCATCGCGAGGTAGATCTTGTGGCAGGTATCCCAAGCGATGAGGACCGCGTCCTCGAGGTACTCGGTGACGGCGGCGAAGCCCTCCGTCAAGTTGTCGGGGTCGTGGGGTGCGTAGTCGTTTTGTGTTTTCATGGCGATATCAGAGTACCTACCGTTAATCCTTCGGCGCAGGTTCGCCCTCCGCCGCCTCGCGACGCTTCTGGCACTCGCGCATCTCTTTGTGCAGCGAGTCGTAGAGGCACTCGCGCCACACTTCCCATAGGTAGTCGTCGTTCATCATGGACCAAGCGAGCCGCTCGTACTCCTCCTCGCTCGCGCCGCCCCACCACGAAGCTTCCTCGTGGTCCGGGTGCAGCGCCAAGATCTCGGCGACCTCGTTCCTCAGGTCGGCGGGGGTCATGCTGATGATGAACCGGTTGTCGAACAGTTGCCGAAACTTGTCGCCGGCCAACAGCTTTCCGATCTCCCCCTCGGCGAGCTCGTCGCCGCTTATCAGCTCGTCTGGCGAGCCGTAGAAGACGTCGGCCCGCTCGTGGAACTCCTCATACATGAGCATCTGCACCTGCTCAAAGAGGTCCTCGCCGTCCAGGTCTGGGTCGGTGATAGAGAATGTCATAACGATCTGTTTTTCCATACCGTCAGTATGCAGGACCGTAATCCATCGGCGCGCCTCGGGGGTGCGCCGAAGGATGAGGGGCCGACATACTTAGGGTCGGAGGTAAAAATGAACATCAACATAGCGGAAATCAACTCGGCGGCCATAGAGTCGCTGAGGTTCGAGGCAGTCGGAGCAAGGTACGACGACCTCGACACGGCGGGCACGCTCGTCGTGACATTCAAGAGTGGCGGCTCATACGCCTACCACAACGTCAAGGTATCCACCATGCGCGAGGTCTTGTCGGCCGAGAGCATCGGGTCGGCTATCGCCCGGATAATTCGACCTGCCCACTCGTTCACCAAAATTGCTGGTGGCGAGGTCGGCGCGCCGAAGGATTCGTCGGTCGTAGCCTGACGCCATGACCACAACGCAACTTGAGTTCGGGCTAGTGCTGGGTTGCTCCAGCAACGGCAAGTACCTGCAAGTCTTCGAGAGCGCGGACGGACGGCTCAAGGTCGTCCTCCGCGATCTCGACAAGAACAAGACCATCGCATCCAAGACATTCCGCGACTGCGAGACGCAGCACTACGACAGCGAGCGTTGGCTCAACGACAAGATCGGCTGGCCCAACGACTTCGCTGGGCTCCTCTCCGGGAGATCGTGGGACCGCGCATGAGCGACAACTTCACCGTCAAGTTCGCCGGCGACTACGTCACGCTGCAGACCCACGTCGAGGCCGACGACGACGAGCAGGCGATCGACGTCGCCGTCAAACAGATACTCGATTACTACGGCTGGGACCTGGGCAAGTTCGAGGCTGAGGCCGAGCTGGAGAGCGAGTTCTAACCCGGTGCGCCGATGGATTCGCCATCGGTACATTGAAATCATCAACGCCTAAGGAGGCACACATGGGAGACAGATACTGCGTCGGGTTCACGGGCTTCGACGAAACAGACAACGCGGAGCGAAGGGTGTGGCTCTACTCGCATTGGGGCGGCTCCGACCGTCACGGCGAGATCGGGCGAGCGATTGAGGCCGCGCGCCCTCGCTGGCAAGACCCGACGTACGCCACCCGCATCGCCATCTCCAACATCGTCGGCGACGGCTGGAAGGAAGAGACGGGCTTCGGCATCGAAGCCGGGCCATGCTGCCTCACGCACGTCGAGTACGGCGCATTCCTGGTGAACTGGTCCGACAAGACCGTGACGGAGTTCGACTACGTGCATTTCGCCGAGGGTGAAAATACGCTGGGGTCGGTGGTCGCCGTGCGCTCATTCGACGACTTCATGGCGGGGCGCAGTCGCGTCCCCGAGGAGGCGATCTAGTGGGCGCTGACCTCATTTTCTCGATCAACGAGATGAAACTCACGCGCGAGCAGGCCGAGGCGAACGCCAAGCGCATCGCCGCCGGCCCACTCAAGGACGTCATCACGGACCTCGAGGAAATGGCCGGCATCAGCCGCTTCAACGGGATCGACGACGAAAAACCGACCGACGAGGAACGGGCCGAGGTCGAGGGATACCTGAAGGAATGCATCGCCACCGTGTTCGCCTACGCCGAACGCCGCGACTGCTCGTACTTCGTGATCGACGACGACAGGCTGTTCGCGATCACCGCCGGGATGTCCTGGGGCGACGAGCCGACCGAGGCATACGAGGCGTACAACGTGTGCGAGATACTGGGCCTCACCGAGAGGGAGTGGCAGCCAGAGGACGCGAAATGACGCTGACCAAGCCTGACGGGTCGCCGGCGCCCAAGTACCTGAGGGTCTCCCGGACGTGGACCTACAACGTCGAGGAGGCGGCCGAGGCTTTGGCCGAGTTCTCCGACAAGCCGGTCTCGTGGGACGACGTGTACCAGCTGATACTTGGCTGGATCCCCGAGGACGTGCGCGAGCCGGTCGGCGAGAACCTGCCCGCCATCGAGGAAATCTGGGAGGTCCAGAGAGACGCCGATGGCCTCATTGAATACGACGTGACGGAAGTCTCAGCACAAAACTCAGGAAATGAAACGTCACACCCCTGAGGTATAAGAAGCCGAAACCCTTTACAGATTGACGGTGGAGGATGACCCCCACCCAGTTATAGTCAAGGAAACAAAGACACTAGGAGGTCTTATGAAAAAGAAACAGAAACCAAAGAACAATGAAACCCCGGCAAAGGCGAAGGAAACGCCGACACCGGTGAACCGCTTCCTGGCGAAGCAGCCGACTGCGACGTTCATGGACATAACGCCGAAGCTCGCAAAAGAGATGCTGGCATTCAACACCAACAACAGGCGCCTGCGCCGCGACAGGGTGAAGACGCTCGCCGACGAGATGTCGCGCAAGCAATGGCTGAGCACCGGCGAGGCGATCAAGTTCGACACAAGTGGCGTCCTCATAGACGGCCAACACCGCCTCGAGGGATGCGTCGAGGCGAACATAACCCTCAAGCAGCAGCTCGTCGTGACGGGCGTGACCGAGGACGCGTTCGCCGTCATCGACTCCGGGCTGAAGCGATCCCCTAACGACGTGCTGTCGCACGCTGGGTTCGCCAACGGATCCGCGATAGCTCCGGCGGCGAGGCTTGTCTCCGTCATAGATGCGGGCCTGAACCCGCTGGAGAAGAGGGCGCGCGGTCTCGTCACGAGGCAGGACGTGCTCAAGTGGACGGAGGAGAACACCGAATCTATCGACTGGGCGCTCAGGCTCGCGAGAATCGTCTACGACCAGGGAGGCATCGGGAACAGGACGGCGCTGATCGCGCTCGCGATGATGGCAGAGAAGCAGGGCCACAGCAGGGAGAGGATCGAGCAGTTCTTCTCCGCGCTCGGAACCGGCGAGGGCCTCTCGGCATCGTCGCCGATACTCGCCCTCCGCTCATGGATGATCAAGTCCGGGCAGAAGCTCGGCGGCGGTTCGTCGGTGATCCACCTCTCGAACAGCATCGCGGCATTCAACAACTGGGACTCCGGCAAGGTGGTGCGGAGGCACTCGCCTCTCACCGCGAACCACGAGGTGCCCGCGCTCTGCAAAGCCTGAGGGCGCGCCGAAGGATTCGGCCAAGGCAGGATGGTGACCTAGAGCCTAAGGAGGGCAAATGGGTTATTACGTCAACACAGAAGACATCAACGTCGTCGTCCCCAAGGACTTGCTCGAGGACGCCTACGAGGCGATCTGCGACCTGAACCAGCACGACGACCTGAAGCAGGGCGGCTCGTGGGGGCCAGACGAGAGCAAGAACCAATACTGGTTCTCGTGGATGCCCGAGGACATTCGGGCCGCCTGCCCCGACCTGCTCGCGGTCGTGAACGAGATCGGATTCGATAGCAAGTACGACGAGGCAGGCAACCTCGTCCTCGGCCACTACAGCAACAAGACCGGACAAGAGGACCTGCTCATCGACGCCATCGCGCCGTTCGTCCAGGAAGGCTCGTACGTCATCTGGAGGGGCGAGGACAACTCCTACTACAAGTGGGAGTTCAATGACGGCAAGATGCTCGTCATCCCCGGCGAGGTCGAGGTGCGCTGGCACACGGATTCGGCGCACACGGCGATGGACGATTGGAAACGCACGGCCGAGCTGATCGAGAGCTTGCGCGTGGCGAGCGAGAAGAGGAAGAAGGAGAAGTCCGATGCCTAACTGGTGCAACAACAACATGGTCCTGCACGGACCGGAGGACCAGGTCCGGGCGATCCTCGACGCGGTTCGCCCGGTCGAGGGCAAGACGGACGACGCGACGTTCACCAAGTTCATGCCCCAGCCGAGGGACGAGAAGGGCGAGCTGATCGGCTCGGTGGACTGGCAGTACGACACGTGGGGAACCAAGTGGGGCGACTGCGACACGGACATCTGCAGCGAGGAGTACTCGGACGGCACCGGCACGGCGTCGGTCGGGTACAACACCGCATGGGGGCCGATGAGCGGCCTCGTCAAGGAGATATCGCGGCAACACCCGGGCGTGACGATAGACGTCGAGTACGAGGAGCCGGGGATGTGTTTCTTCGGGATCGAGCAGTACCTCGGCGGCGAGTGCGTCCACGAGCAGCACCACGATTACGACCCCGCGAGCGGCACGATCACGCTGCCGGACGGTTGGACCGCCAGCTTCGACACCGACTGGGACGACGAGAACCAGGACCCAGGCGGCACCATCAACGAAGCCGTCTACGCCGGAATCGAGCACATGTGGACGACATGGGGCTTGGAATGGGCGCGCCGAAAGATGACGGGTCAGTAAAGTAGTAAGCGTCAATACAAACAAACAAAGGAGCGACCAATGACCACGACAAGTAAGACCAAGCCCGCACTCCCCGAGTGCTGGCAGACAGTAGAGGAGTGCCTCAACGCAGGCATTGACCGACTGATCCTGTTCGGGCCGCCGGGACTCGGCAAGACCTACGCAGGCCTCGCCTACGGCGACGTCCAAGCAGGCTCGCACCGGCTCATCTGCACCGAGGACATGACCACCGCGGAAGTGACGGGGTGCTTCATCCCGAACGAGAAGGGAACGTTCACCTGGAACTACGGCTCGGCCCTCAAGGCTTGGCAGGGCGACGGTAAGAGGGGCGGCAGGCTCGTCGTGGACGAGATCGACAAGGCGAGCGGCGACGTCGCGGCGACATTGCTCGCGATGCTCGACACGGCAGAGTCGGCGTCTTGGACGCACCCGACGAGCGGCGAGGTGATCCGTCCTCTCGCCGGCTTCAGCGCGGTGATGACCACGAACCTCGAGCAGATGGAGGAGTTGCCGACCGCACTCGCCGACCGATTCCCGGTCCGCGTGCGAATCAACCAGCCTCACCCCGACGCCCTCAAGCGGTTGTCGCCCGACCTGCACAAGTTCGCCATTCGCATGGCCGACGCAGGCGAGCGACGCATCTCGCTTCGGGCGTTCTACGACTTCGACCGACTTCGCACCGAACTGGGCGACAAGAAGGCGGCGAAAATTATATTCCTTGACCGCTCGGGCGACCTGCTCGACGCGATCAAGGTGGACGGGGTCGCCTGATGAATAAGACAGCCGAACGCAAGCGCTCGCCCCAGCCGGAAATGCTGGGGAGGAGCGACCAGGAGCACGGACGCTGGGTGGTGGGCGACTCGCCCGCCACGCGCGGCATACCCCACACGGACCTCCACGAGCGAAAGATGGTCGCGCCTCACGGCGAGGACGAGCTCGACCGGGCGATACGCGCCCACGAGATGATGCATGCCAAGGTCTCGCCAGGACCGGCAGAGATGATCGACTACTTCGCGCGCGAGAACGCGTCGGTGGAGTCGCTCAGGGCCGTCGAGGAGGTCCGGGTGAACTCGCTATGCAACCGCGTCGGGATAGACGTGGCGAGCCACCTGACCGACAGCTCAGAGAACTCTTTGGGCAAGAAACTCGCCAAGAGCGGCGACATAGCGCAGATGGTGAGGGCCGCGGTCGCCACCGCGGGCACGGCTGGGGGCAAGGATTTGATCAAGGGCGTCCGGTCTGTGGACAAGGGGATGGCCAAGGTCATCGCCAGCATCCAGCAGAACGTGCTCGCCCAAGTGGACGCCGTGCCGAGCGCCGAGCTCGGCAGGGTCGCCACCAAGACGCAAGCCGGAGGGTTCGCGCACACCGAGCGCATAGCGGCGTGGGTGGACTCGCTCATCGAGGACATGGAAAACGAGCGCGAGGAGGACGAGCGCCGAGACAGGGAGCGCGAGTCGGGCGACGAGTCCGACGCCACGACCCCGACCGATCCGACCGGCGCCGAGAAGCCCGAGACCGCCGAGAAGGACGTGCCCGAGACCAAGAAGCCGACGAGGCGCGAGCCGAGCGACCCGACGAAGCGATCGAGGCCCGACGCGGGCGTCATCCCCGACTGGGGCAACCTCAGGGTGGCGAGACTGCCCATGCCCCACGCGAGCAAGGGCAACCTCGGCAAGAAGCGAGTCGCCAGCGACACGGGCAAGAACCCGCGCCGTATGCACCGCTACTTCACCGACCGCAAGATATTCGACCGTACCAGCAAAGGCATGGGCGGCGTGGTCATCATAGACGCGAGCGGGTCCATGTCGTTCGAGCACAGAGACGTGAGAGAGATAGCCGAGGCCGCACCGGGCTGCACGGTCGCCATGTACACGGAGCGTCGCGACCACGACGACGAGCCGAACTTCTGGGTCCTCGCCGACAAGGGCAGGATCTGCAAGGAGGGCGACGTGCCGCAATTCCGGTCGGGCAACGTGGTCGACCTCCCCGCCCTCAAGTGGGCGGTGAAGCACAAGCAACGCCCGAACTCGCCGATAGTTTGGGTGAGCGATTGCCAGGTGTCGGGGAAGAACGACCAATTCCACCCGGCACTAAACAAGATGGCGAGCAAATTCGTGGCGCGAGAGAAGATACTCGTGGTCAGGAACGTCAAGGAGGCCAAGAGCCTCCTCGACAAGCTCAAGAAAGATGTCGGGGCAGGGCGACCGAGGTAGTGCGCCCCGACCGCAATGGTGGGCCCGCCGGCATGAGCATGGTCGCTCCGCAGCCGGCGGGTCCGCCGCCAACAACATAGGACCGAGAGGAGAGGACAGATGAGGGACGGAATAATTTACGTGAGGGACAACGCGCGCCGGCACGAGGCGCGCGACGTGATCGACTGGCTCCAGCTCGATCTCAATCCCGGCGACAGCGCGACGCTGCCCGAGATATGCCAGATAATCGAGAGAAGGGCCGAGGCCGCGTCGTTCGACCCGGGCGAGGACGAGAAGGAGGAGGCGTGATAGGCGAGTACGACCCCGAGGGCAACCCGCTCGGCTCGGGCGTGGAGACGGTGGAGACCAGCCTGACCGTCTACCTGTGCAGCGACGACGTGGTCTCGCTCATAGAGAGGCTCGAGGGCTACGCCTACGACCCGTCCTTCGTGCTGAAGACCATAGACCGGACGAACGACGGGAAGTTCTACGCGTTCCTGACGAGGATGGGGGGCTAGGTGCGCGGCCGGAGCCACACGCGCCACGACACGGCGACGAGGCCGAGGATCGCCGCGTCGACCCACTCGATCTCCCACTCGATAGCGCCGACCCTCTCGCGCATCACCCAGGCGACGGCGAAGATCATGATCGCGTGCGCGAGGCACGTGATGAGGAAGGCGAGGAACGTCGCCGGGCGTGCGGGCTTCGAGGTCTCCTTCGGGGATGACATAGACAGAACGTGGCTCCTCTCGCGCCGGAGGTCTCCGCGCGCCTGGGCTAGGCTATCATTGATTGACGGTGGAGGATGGGCCATGAAGTACGAGGACGGCGTCTACGCCAGGTTCAACCGCGTGGTGAGCGAGGCCAACCGCGAGAGCCACGACCCGACCCTCCTGTTCATCGCCACCGACGGCGGGAAAATATTCAAGGCGTTCACCGCGCCGGCCGCCGCCGTCAAGGGGTACTTCGAGGCGATCAGGGGGCTGGACGACGACACCTTCATAGGCGTCTGGTCGCACGAGTGGATCAAGGATCGCATCGCCGCGCTCGAGGAGCAGGACGACCCCGAGCAGGGCTGGTCCAACCTGATGCAGGACATGGTGATCCAGATCGCCGACCAGGCCGACGAGATGTCGCCCCCGAGGCCGGGGAACTCCTAGGTCCCTCAAAACCACACCACCGACGGGGCCGGAGCGTCGACCCTCCCCGGGGGCTGCGCAATTGTCCCACAACCGGGCCCACGCCCGGCGAAACAAATGACGGTGGAGGATGACGGCGGACGCCCGGCGAAAAAAAAATCCGGATAGTTGCTTGACTCGGGGCCGCGCACACGCTAGGTTGCCCGTCACATATCAGTGGCGCCACAACCACCGAATACGAGAACGGACCGATCCCAGGGGGGCGGGCCGGGGCCTTGCAAAAAACCGGCCGATCGCCGGGCAAAGGTTCCCCCGGACCCCTTCCAAAGATGGTCTACGATGATGATCGATCGTCGTTTTTTCCCGTGGATGGAGGTTGTGACTGACGGTGGTGGATGAGAACGAGGAGGAAGAGATGGAGACTTTGTTTCCCGTCGACGCCCCGCCCAAGAAGAAGAAAAGGGCGAGGCCGGTCAAGGGCGCCATGTCGGCCAGATCGGGCGGCCGGAAATCCGCCTCGGCGCAGGTCGACCCGGCGGACGTCGACCGGCTGTTCTGGTTCTGGCGCGACACGCTCGGCAAGAAGGCCTTGCTTTCCGACGAGCGGCGGGCTATCCTTGCGTGGGCGATACTGAACTACGGGATGGATGCGTGCGAGATGGCCGTGAAGGGGTGCTCGATGAGCGACTGGCACATGGGGCGCAACCCGAGCAACGTCCGCTACGACTCGGTCGAGCTGATATTCAGGGACTCGGAGAAGGTGGAGTGGTTCGTCTCGAAGTTCCACGCCGGGTCGCCGGGCCACGAGGCCTTCTGATTGACGGCGGCGCATGACCGGAAAGGGCAGATCCAGCAACGTCCAGATCGGCGACGTGGTCAGGGCCATGGCGGCGTCCGAGCCCTGCCTGTTCAACAACTCGCCGGGCAACCTCATGCCGGTGTCCCATCGCGAGTTGCCGGGCATCCCCCCATCGCCGGGCATGGCCTCGCTGAGGGACAGGCTCATGGACGCCGCGCGCTGGCACGCCCAGCTGCAGGTCTCGTTCGACAGGAGCCTCGCGCGCGAGCCCCTCGCATTGACGGCGGCGCATGACCAAGGATGAGCTGGCCGATCTGGTTCGCCGGGTGTTCGCGGCCCACAACAAGGCCCTGCTGAAGGCCGACGAGAAGCACACCTTCCGCGCCTGGTGGGACATACTCGGCCACCTCGAGGAGCAGACGGTCTGGAAGGCGTACGTGGGCGGCGCGGCCACGAGGAAGTGGCTGCCATCGCCGGGCGAGATACTATCGACGGTGGTGGATGAGATGCTCGGGGGTTTCCCCACCCCCCTGCAGGCGTGGGCGCAGTTCCAGGAGCAGGTGCGCGCGGCCAACTCCGGCACCCAGCCGCGCACGAAGCCCCACCCCACCGTGGTCGAGGCGACCCGGCGACTGGGGGACGAGGCGTACAGGCTCACCGACAGGGACAGGCAGGCGTTCGTCGCCGAGTGGGAGGCCGTCAGGGACGAGACGATCAAGGAGTGGGCCCAGAGGCTGGCGCCAAAGCCGACGGTGGAGGATGAGGGCTGACCCCCGCGGGGCGCCGTCGCCCGGCGATCCGTAGCCCGGCGACAAAATTTCGCGAAAACGAAAAGACCCGGCGAAGAAAAGGTTTTCCCGCCTTCCCCCGAGGTCCGCCGTTCCGGGCGCGCCTGATATCTGTGGTAGGTTCTGCCCGTGAACGACGTCGGCGTCATCTCCCGCGAGCGAGAGTGCTCGACGTGCCGCTGGTTCGACCGGGGCCTGTTCGAGGGCGACGACTCCGGGTCCGGCCCCGGCTACTGCCGGAGGTACCCCCCGGTGATGTACTTCGCCGAGGGCAGGTCGGGCGGGTCGGTGAAGCAGGCCCAGCCGGTCGTGCAGGGCTGGGAGTGGTGCGGTGAGTGGTCGCAGGCCTAGGGGCAGGAGGCCCAAGAGGGCGACGGGCAGGTGGTCCACGGTGACGCTCAGGCTCACGGCCGAGGAGAAGGACATGCTCGTGGAGCGCTCCGAGAACTGGGGGTGCTCGATGACCGAGTACCTCGTGATACTCATGAGGCGGGATGGGTCGTAGGCCCGAGTTCCCTAGGTACCCGGACAGGGTGTACTTCCTCTCCCTCCGTTGTGTAGGACGTCTGAAGCAGGACATCTTTAGGGCCGCCGCCGCCCAAGGCGTGAGCATGAACCAGTGGGTGCTGCTCGCCGTGCGCAGGATGCTCGACTCCGCCGAGGGGATACCGCCGCCGTCCCCCGGTCAGTTCGCCGCGCCCGACGAGAGGGCGGACCTGCAGGCGCTCCTGAACCGCGAGCCGGTGCTCATGCCGTGCGGCAAGCGCAAGGGGAGGTGCCGGTACGAGGTGGTCGACCACGACGGCGTCGGCATCTGCCTGACCTGTAACCTTAGGGCCTACTAGTCCCCGTAGCTCAGCCGGATAGAGCGACGGCTTCCTAAGCCGCAGGTCGCAGGTTCGACTCCTGCCGGGGACGCTTCAGTTCCCCCACATCTGCGAGAGGGTGGGCTTCGCCGGTTTTATCCCCAGCTTCTTCTGCTTCGCCGCCAGCTGCCGGGAGGTCAACCCCGCCCAGACGCCGTGTATATCTGCCATCGGGTACTGCATCGCGTAGGCGAGGCAGGGGGTCTTCACGGGGCAATCCCTGCAGACCGCCCGCGCCTCGGCGATGTACGTGATGTCCTTGTGCTCCTTGGGGAACATCAGGTTCGTCTTGCCCCGGCACGCGGCCTTCTTCATCCACTTGTTTCCGCCTTTTGATTGCATAGCAGCGATCGCCACGTAGTCGGGGACGTATTCCTTGGGTGTTGCTACTTTAGGATTCTTCTTCTTGGGCATGCGCCACTAACCATAATGGTTGTGGGCGCTCCGCGCCGGCACCTAGCCGGTTTTTTTCGCCCTTGTGCCTCTGGGCGGCTTGCCCTTGGGCGCCTTCCCCGCGCGCCTCTGGCTCGCCTCTTGGACTATCACGTGGTAGGGGGCGGCCGTGCCGGGGTCGTACTTTCCGGCCACGCCCATCGCCTTCAGCGCCGCCAGCCTCGCGGTCCTGCGCCCGATCCTCCCCGAGGCGGGCAGGCTGGTTGCCAGCGACCCGAGGGCGAACTGCGCGCCCGAGCCGATCGCGTAGACCCCGAAGGAGTCGTTCAGCCACGAGTAGTCGCCGTCGATGACGTATATGGCGCCGTTGATCGCGGTAATTATTATGGACCCGTGCTCCGACTGGTGGGTCGAAGTCTCGGTTATCGGGCTCGAGTAGCCCTCGGCGTCGAAGCAGGCCCTCATGGCCGGTATGAACTTGGTCGTCACGAAGTGGTCGAGCTTCTTGCCCCTGAAGGTCGCCGGCGGCATCGGGGGGGCGAAGGCGTGCGAGAGGATGTTGATCGCCCTCACGTCGCCGGCCACGCCCATCAGCCACCGCCCGTTCTGGGCTATCTTGAAGCCGACCTCCTTGAGGCTCATCGACTGGGTGGCGAGACCGTTGGTGTCTACCTCGGTGACGCGCGAGTCAGCGCACACCACGGCGTAGGAGTCGCCCTGAATTCCGATGATTGTCGTCAAGGGTCAGCCTTCCCAGAGTCGCGTCACCTTTTTGCCGGCATCGGTCAGGCCGTACGTCCACTCGCCGCCGTCCCTGACGCCCGCGGGCTCGACGAGGCCCATGCTTATCAGCTCGCTCAGCGCCGCCTTCACTTCGTCGATCGACGCCTCGTCCCAGTCCCCGAAGTTCACTTCCCGTACTCCTTGCCGTTCCTCATCGCCCAGCCCCCGTAGATCGGCACGCACTCGTAGGTGAACTTGGCCTGCCCCTTCTTCTCGTAGGTGACGATCCCGAGCCCCTGCTGCCAGTTCTCGTGCCGGGTCAGCGGCCTGCCGTCCAGGTCCACGCCGCCCTTCGTCGAGGGTATCGCCCCGTCGATGCGCGCGAGGCAGCCCGGGCTCGCGGCCATTATCGTCCTCGGCCCGTCGTAGTCCTCGCGCGTCTTGTAGGCGGTCTCGATCCTGTGGATGTGCCCGTATATCACCGAGGTCTTCTCCTGGTTGAGATATACGTGGGCCGTCGAGCCGTTCGACTTGACCCTGTCGCCGTGGATGACCCTGAGCTTCTCGTTCAGCCAGTAGTCGGCCGCGGGGTAGCCGGGCTTGTAGGTGATGCCGTAGTCGTCCATCCTCACAAGGAATGGGACCGAAAGCACCGGCCAGGACTCGGGCTGGTTCGCCCGCTTGAGGCCGTACGCCGCCATCGCGTTCGTCGCTATGTACTTCGGCATCCGCTCCTCGTGGTTGCCGGCCAGCCAGGTGATCTCCGCGCTGGGCGCCGCCCTTCGCAGTTGCGCGCAGAAGAGGGCCGCCCTGTCTATCGCCGCCTGCGTCGTCTGCTGGTAGGTCGGGTAGGTGAGGTACTTGCCCATTTCCGGCAGGTCGAGGTTGTCGCCGACGAGGACTATCTCGTGGGGGTCGAGGTCTGATATCAGCGCGAGGGCCACCTCTATCGCCGCCTCGTCGTGCGTCGGCTCCAGCGTTCCGTCCGGGCCGCGGTAGAAGCCGATCTGTATATCAGGCACTATGACCGCCGTGTGGAAGCCCGCGGCCTTTTTGGATTTTGTCGTCGGTTTTGGCGTCGCGTAGGACGGCCCCGGCATGATGACCGGCCACTTGGGCCCGTTGTCCCACGTGGGGGTGAACTGCACGGCGGTCAGGTCGACCACCTGCGGATCCCCCTCCTCGCTCTTGACCACGCTCTGGTAGAACGAGACCCTCTTGAGGTCCCCGACTTCCGCCGGGTCTATGCCCCTCTTCTCGAATATCTCCGCTATCGCCTGTATGTTGCTCGACCGGATCCCCTTGTCGCTCGCCTCCTTGGCCTCCTTGGAGAGGAGCTCGGCGACCCTGCTGGCCTTTACTTTGTCGGCGTTCGGCATGAGCACGACTCCGATTCCGTGTAGCACTTGCGCTTCTCCGCCAGAACTATCCTGTTGATCTTGTGTCCGCCAGCCTCGAGTATCCTCGTCACCTTGCTGGTCGCGACTTTGCTCCTGAGGGCCACGTCCAGGGCCTTGCGTTCTTCGGCTGTCAGGGCGCCCAAGAGGGTCCTCAGCTTGCAGACCTTGTTATCGGACACCGCCTCTAGCAGTAGATCGGCTAGTGATTGTCCCTTGCCATTGCTTGACATAAACAGACTCCCCACATATCGTTATCCACATTCCCCGCTTATGATTAACAATAACACATCGCTGGTCGCGACTTGGTTACCTGTTCTGAATTTCTAGCCAGGACCCGAACACGTCGTCGTTCCTCGGGATCACCCACACCTGCATCAATTCGATGTCGTCGGGATCCCCCACGTTCGTCCAGCAGAGAGTGATCGGGCTGGCCGCGGGGCACGAGCCGACGTTGCAGTCCAGTCCGTACCGGCCGACGAATGACTTCACGATGCACCCGTGCCTCGGGTGCCTGCACGGCCTCGTTGGGTCGTCCTCGTAGGGGCAGTAGATGCCCGTGACCTTGACCTCCGATCCGACAATCTGGAGGGTGAGCCAGTGCCCGTCGTCGTGCCAGTTCATGCCGGCGTCGAAGGTTGTGCTCATGGGCGAATACTAATCGTTCCGCGTGTCCCTCTTGCCCCGGATGTCGTGCGTGCGCAACTCGTGCCCGAACGGGAGCCTCATCCTGCGCTTGCCGGCCTTCGTCCCCGAAACTATCTCCGTCTGCCCCGTCAACGGGTTCAGGCGTTCTCTCTGCTGGGCGCCCCTCGCGACCTTCTTCCTCTTCTTGCCCACGGGCTAATCTTTGCCGCGGCGCCGTTTGGTCGGCTGCAGTTGCGCTGCCAGGGCCGCCTCCGCGTGGCTTGCGAGGTGCCCGAACAGCACCTCATCGTGCTGCTCGATCTTGTTCTCCAGACGCGAGATGTGCTGGCCGAGGTTGTCCTCGACCCGGTCGAGCGATCGCCCGAGGTTGTGGCCTATCGACTCCATCCTGTCCACGAGCGCCTTGTGGTCGGACGAGTTCTGCTCCCACTTGTCGTTGTCCTTGCGCGTTCGCTTCTCGATGATGGCGACGGCGAGGGCCGTGGCGCCCGAGATCCCAGCGACGACGAACTCGACCATGTCCTACTTCTTCTTCGCCTTCGCGCGTTTCGCCCCGGAGCCCGACGACTGGGATTTGGCCTTCGGCTTCTGCGCCTCGTCCGAATCCCCCGCGCCGATCGAGGACAGGAACTCGGCGTTCCTGACCTCCACGATCTCGCTCTTGCCGGTCGCGTACCTGCTCATTTCAGCCCCAGAAGTTCCTTGACCTTCGGCCCGACGATTGAGTCGTCCTTGAGGCCGTTCGCCACCTTGAATGCCTTGACGGCGGCCTCGGTCTTGGGGCCCAAGTTGCCGTCGATCGGGCCGTCGTAGAAGCCCTTGTCCTTCAGCGCCTGCTGGAGACTCTTCTTGTCGTCCTTGTGCGCGGACACCGGTGGCGGGGTGGCCAGGTTGACCAAAGCGGCGGGGGCTTCGGGTTGCCCGGCCGCGAACGCCACGACAGCCGGCGTCGGTTGGTCGCCCGTGACGAGCCGCAGGTGCCAGGGCTCGCTTGGAACCACTTCCCAGGAAAATCCGAAATCCTTCACGTTGGCGATCAGCCAGTTCAGCCGCTTCGGCTCCCCCGCAGAGTGAACGTCGACGGCGATCCCGAGGTTGTGGTTTGATTTCCCGGGCGTCGCCATCATCGCCATGCCCTTCTTCAGGTACCACGTCTTGCCCTCGAACGATTTGGTCGAGGCCCCGGCGATGGGTTCGGTCTGGTATCTGCTCAGGAATCCCCTCTTTTGGGATTCGTAAGATCGGTAGGTGTCGCCGGCCGAGACTGGCTTGAGCTCGAGGCCGTCGGCCTTCGCCTTGGCGACCATCGCGTTCCACGCGTCGGCGCAGCGCCAGTGGAGTTTCCCGCCGCCGGCGACGTTTCTCAGGAGGTTGTCGGGAAGTTTGCCCGGCTCTATCCCCTTGAGGTCGGCTGGCATTTTTATCGGAACGATGTAATCCCATGCTACTTTTTTAGACATCTCGGGGTCCTTAAAACTCAGTTTTGCTTATATGGCACTATTTGAATTATACAGGGAAGGGTATAGTAAAAAATTCAGTCTCTCAGTTTCCTGCCGACAACCAGACCAGGGCAAGGGCGCAAAAAACCAAGCCTGAGATGACAAAAAAGGAGGCGACGGGGTGGTAGTGGCCCAGTATCGTCAGCACCTCAGGCCTCGGGTTCCTTCATGTGGAGGTACATCGCGCAGGCGAAAGCCACCAGCGTGCCCCACAAAGCGATCTTCTGGGTCAGGCCCGAGAGGGTGAAGTACATGACCACCGCGCCTGCCAGCGTGAACCCCGACCCCATTACGCCGTAGACGAACTTCTTAGCGAAACCCTTCCAATCCATTACCCTCACCCCGTGTTCGTACTTGTAGATAGAAATAGACTTAATCCAGTCGGGGCCTTCGCCCTCGATCGCGCCACCCTCCTCGGGTTCCTCCTCCTCTTTCCTCGCCGCGACGTCCTGCCGCGGGCCGACAGAGCCCGAGTTGGAGCCGGGGGCCGGGATGGCGCCAGAAGCGGAAGCGAGGGCCACCGTGCTGGTTACCAAGTTTACAGCAATTACGCTACGTCTCGTGCCAACGTCGATCGCCGAGCCGATCGCAACGTAGGCGTCGAACACGCCGGCAAAAACATTCAGCTCCTCCTCGAAAGCCTCCTTGACCTCGAGGGGCGCTTCCTGTACGGCGTCGACAATTGCTACCCCATCCTCTGGCGACACCTCAGACGCAACCACGGCATCAAACACTTCCGTTGCCTGTTCGCCGTCAATGCTTTCCAGCACCTTCTCGCTTGTGGCGAGTTCTGTTGCCTGTCCTGAATCAATCCCACCCTCCTGTGCGATAATTAACGTGACGACCTCTGAGACCTGCTCCTTCGATACGACATCCGACTCGAGGACGCCCACCACCGCCTCGAACTTCTCCGCGTCGAGTTCCGTCTCGAGGACGGCGGTGAATGTCTCGATCAAGACCTCGTCCGTAACCACCTCGTCGAAGATGGCATTGATGACTGTTCCGAACTCCTCTGCGTCCAGCTCGCCCTTGAGGATTTCCTCGGCCAACGCGACGGTCTCCGAGTCGGAAAGGTCGTCGTCGAACACCGCGTCGAACACGGCCACGAGCTCCTCGCCCGACAGCTCGGCGTCGAGCAGTTCGCCCACCACGGCTCCCATTTCGTCGACGGACGCCTCCTCGCTGAACACGGCGTCCATCACGGCCTCGAGTTTCTCCTCGTCGAGATCCTTCGACAGAAGCG